AGATAGGCGGATGACCGCGCCCGTACGGCCATCGCCATTAATAATGCCTATGTGCACGGCCCCCGCCGGTATCACGGGCGCATATAGCTTAGCTTTATTGACTGCATTATCGCCTGTAATAATAGGCTGATTGTTACAATTGCGACCATAATTGGCCATTGCACAATCGCTACAATTGTATTTTTGCGTTTCGCATAACATTTTCGATCCTTTCAATCAATCCATCCTTCTTGCCGAGACATAATTTCATCCGTTTTGGCTTTTTCTTTTGCCGCCCGCTCCGTCTTGATGTCTGCGATTATTTCGGGGTGAGCGGCATCAAAGTCCGCAAGGGCTTTTTGGGCTGCCGTAGCGATCATCCAACTTTTGCTGCCCGGAAAATCATTAGGGGAATAAGTCATACTTACCTTCTCAGCGAGATTGGCCCTTTCTTCTGTGAGCTTTGTTTTCTTTGCCAATTTCCAACCCTTTCAATTCAATCAATCCTATTCAAAGCATACAACCATAATCGTATAAGTCAACTGAATTCTTTAATTTTTCTCAAAAAAACTGCGAAATAGGCGTTTTTGAGCCGAAAATGAACATTGGGGAACAAAAAATACAAGGCCACCCTTGTTTGACACGGCCCACTTTCCGGCGTAGATTATAAATGATGGCAAATGACTGCTCTGCACATATAGAGGCGATTGGCAATTGCTTGACTACAATTGATACGGAACTTACCGCGCTCGGGCTATTAGCTGAGCAGGATTATCCCCGGAATAACCAAGCCGGGAAGATTACAGCGGTCGAAGAAATGCGAGCGCAAATTGCAGATATAACCAAGCTCGAATTGCACATGGTCAGGAGGGCATTTGAACAGTGAGATTTGCCCCACCGAGATTCCAAATTGGTGGTTATGTTCGCATAACAGGATTAACACCCCAGACAGACCTAATCCTGTTTATCGCTATAGGTGTGGCCAAACAGGAGCTCCAAAAAAAGATAGATTCTTTTGTGCCACCTCAATTTCAGAATCAAGTAAAGTGGATTACACAACATCATCCGGCGGAAACGTGGAAGGTCAAAGATGACAATTACGAATTGTTTGGTTTAACTAAAGATAAGATTGGCACAACCTTCGATGTGCCAGAGCATTGGACGCTTGCTTGGAAATACACGCCGATTCCCAACCGCCATTTTGCTGAGATTTGGGGAGAACCCAAAGACATTATTGCATTTGTGAAGTCCAATTTAAATGGCAAAGAAGCCGAAAACAACCAAAAAGAAGAAAACGGCCAGGGATAAACTAAATCCTCGGCAACAGAAGTTCTGCGAATTGTATGCAACAGAGCAGGAGTTTTTCGGCAACGGCGTCCAGTCTTATGCTGAAGCTTATAATGTTGATTTGAAGAGAAAAAAAGGCTATAACACCGCTCGAACAAATGCTCATAAACTGCTTACGAACACTTACATTTTAGCTTATATCAACAAATTACTTGAGGATATAGCCTTAAATGAGGCCCATGCCGATAAGCAATTGGCTTTTCTTATGACTCAAAATGCTGATTTTAGCGCTAAAATATCAGCGATTAAAGAGTTCAATGCCCTTCGGCAGCGGATTACGAAGAAAATTGAGGGCGCGCTCAATGTGACACTTGCACAAGCAGTACACAAGGCGATGAATGATGGTAGCGACAGTTGAACGCCGAGAATTATTGAGCTTTATTGACAAGGGCCGGCGGGATCATAATTGGTTTATGACCCACGCGTTGGATGTAAAGCCTGAACACCTTTGGTCTAAAATGAGAGAGGTAAATGATTCCGTTCGAGACAATGAACGAACGGCAGTAGGAGCCGGGCATGGTGTCTCAAAAACTTATACCGCCGGCAGAATAGCATTAGCGTTTTTGTATTGTTATGTCCCATCAACAGTGGTTACGCTGGCTCCATCCGGTCATCAAGTTAAGAATTTACTATGGAGGGAGATAAGAACGGCGCACACAAATGCCAATGTGCCGTTAGGTGGCAAATTGACGACTACAATGCTCGATATGCAGCCTGAGACGGGCAGGATATGGTATGCAATTGGGTTTTCAACGACGCCAGATACTATCACACAGGAGGCTACACGAGTTCAGGGCATCCACAATGAGCACGTCCTGATAATTCTTGACGAGGCTGCGGCGATCCTGCCGGAGATATGGAGAGCAATAAGATACATCGGGGCGCCGTTCAAAAGAGTTTTGGCTATTGGCAATCCGACAAGTAAATATGGCGACTTCCCGGCAGCTCTGCGAGACCCTCTCTGGAATCGTATCAACATTTCCGTCAAAGACACGCCGAATTTCAAAGCAGGTGAACAGATAATACCTGGCGTTTATGGCCAGGCGTTCGAGCGGGAAATCAGGCTGAAATATGGCGTGGATTCGGATGAGTATAGGGTTCGTGTCGAGGGCGGCATCTCTGAAAAGGGTTCTGAGGGCGCTTATTATGGCAAGAAGATGGAGCAGCTACGGAAAGATGGTAGGATAACCGATACACTTGACCATAATCCTAACTACCCCGTGCATATTGTTGAAGATGTCGGTTATACTACGGCCGTTGGCTTTTTCCAAGTGATTGAAACAAACATCAACTTTATCAATTATTATGAAGATTCCGGTCTCGGTGTAGAAAAATATGTTGATTTGTTCGATGATTACGAAAAGCAATATGGTTATCGTTACGGTGATATATTCGTGCCTTGCGATATGGATTCCAATGCGACCAAGATAATTACTGGCCAGACCGCCCTTGACACATTAAAGCGGTTTAAGTTCAACGTAGCCCCCTTGCCGCAAGAAAATAGAGTAAATGAAGGCATAGAGCGCACTCGGCAGTTTCTCGACAGATGCCGGTTTCACAAGACTAATTGTGCTCGGCTCATTGAATGTTTAGAGGGCTATCATGAGCGAAAGAACAAGCAGATGAGCACAGAAGACAATCCTGTGTTTACCGGTGTGCCGGAGAAAGATGGTACAGACCACGGGGCCGATATGGTACGTTACGCCTCAATGGCGGTTAAGAAGGGCTTATCAGGAGTCGGTATGACCGCCGAGGATGCGAAGGAAATATGGGCAAGGCACAAGAGACCGTAATAAGGGAAACTGGGCTGGAGGGCGAGGAATTCAGATGTCTGAAGACATAACTACAGAAGAGTGGTTTCAAGAACTTATGCGATTAGTGGAAGAAGCAAAAGCTTTACATAAAAAAGGTGAGAGAAAAAAGGCCAATGAACTATTTTATTTTATACAGACGGTTTTTGATAAGCGAATACCAAATCCCACCTATTGTCCTTGTTGTCATCGTAAAATTATTTAGAAATATGTGATATGGGCAAGACATAGGAGACCATAAATGGGATATGGAAGTGATTTGTTGTTATTTTTGCTGACCATAAAAGAAATTACTGGAGAGTCTATAGACCCAAAACTAATGGAATATGCCACAAGGAGGGCACTTCGTGATGCCAAACCCCGTTTGTGGAATTCCTCAGATACTATTCGCAAGGGTCCAATTCGCTTTAAGAGATATAGTCATCTTACTATTGAGAAATGGTAACACCTATATTTACAGGAGACCATGAGAAAAAGAAAAGTTCATTATATACCCCCTTTTGCTGAAGTAACAAAAGATGGGTCTCCGCATGTGCTTTGCAAGAGACAATTTAATCATCAATGTCGATTGGATTACGGTATCTTTCCCAAATTCTGGTATAGTACGGTAAAACAGAGAATTGTAAGATCTAAAGAGCCTCCACCAAATACTATTTTTGTAACATCAGATGAGCGGTACGTAACTTGCGGACAGTGTAATAAACGACTTACAGAGATATGGGCAAGGGACAGGAGACCTTAATAGGGGAAGCTAATGAAAGCAAGAATAGAAAAAGATGGCAAATTATTCCTAATCCCGGAAAGTAGCACAGAACAATTTGCGATAGAGACGTGGATTTTGGGCGATGAACACGCTGCGAATTATCCTATTGGTTTTACGGAATTTGTTGAAAAAGATGATGATGAGGCGGAAAGAGATTGAGAAAAGGAAAAGAGATTATGAGAAAATCACAGATAATGGAGAAACTGCGTCAACTTGAGATGTGTATTGACGTAGGCCACGACTTCAAGTTAGAGTCCCACTGGAGAAATAATGAGTTAGGAGGGGTTATGAGCGAATGGGAGTGCGAGCGATGTGGCTATCGTAAGATTTGTGCCTTATCTGATAAAGAGGCCAAGATTGTTGAGGCTTATGAGGGATTAAAGCCAGGAGATTAAGAAATGAAAAAGATAGATAGAAAGTCCGTTAAAGAAAATGGCGATCAGAAATTGGCAAGTGAGCAGATGGAGGAGATAATGGATAAACTCGATGAAATCGTTGACTGGGTAAATAGACAGACAGAGATAGAGAGGATAGAGAGGATGAGGCAGGGTGCTCTTGGGCAAGGAATTAACGACCGGACCTTACTTAACATTGCAAAACAGAATGGGCGAGGTTGATAGTTAAACAATTTTTCTTTCCTATGAGAAAATGAATAAAGACCAGAAAAATAACTTGACCCCCAAGAACAACTCTGTTATAGTGCCGACCGATGATGAAGTACGGATATTACAGAACCTACGCCAAGCGGCACAGAGATGGCCGCACGGTCGATTCGGGCCTGTTACATTCGTTACTCATAAGGGTACAGTTCAATATGGGATTCTAAAAGAAGGCGAGGTTATAGAGACGAGAATATGAAATGGTTAAAACAGTTATTTAGTTTTTTCGCTCGCAAAACAGACCTGGAAATGAGTGGGCGTGTTAGCGAGGCAATTGAGATATTACAAAAGACCAACGGGCAATTGGAAGACTTTTTTAAGAATAGGGAGAATCCACCACCGTCATTTCTCCTTAATGTTTTATGGGCGATGGACGTCTTAGTCAACACTGGTTACACAAAGAATGATATAATGCAATTGTTGGCATTAAAATAGATTAACTCTTTGACAATTTAGTTAAGTAAGTTCGGACTTACTCTTCACCATAAGAATAGCCCGACAGTTGTGAGAAATCACAGTTGTCGGGCTTTTTTATTTGATAAAAAATGGCTGATTTTCACGACAAAGAAAAGGATTTTGAAGAGGCGTTCAATAACGCCTATGACCAGTGGTTCTCTTGGATAAGCGAGGCCCACAAGGACTTCAAATATACCATTGATGACCCGTGGACTGAGGCCGACAAACAGTACTTTAAGGACCAGAACCGTGAGGTCTTAAACTTCAATATCACCCGCCGTATCGTAAAGATGATTACCGGCTATGAGCGCCGCAATCGGCTTGCGCTTAAAATCGGCCCATCCGAAGGCTCTGATGACAAAGTGGCCTCACAGCTTACTGGCGTTGTAATGCCGCTGATGGAGAACCATCACGGCTATGAGGTTATGAGCGACGCCTTTGAGTTCGGCGCTCTGATTACTGGGGCAAATCTCATAGAGCCTTATCTTGACCGCCGAGGCGACATCCAATTCAGCCGCAAACCATACAATAAATTCCTTCTCGACCCTGGATTTACCAAACGAGACTTGTCTGACTGTGGTTATATCGTCATTCACGAAGAAGGAATGCTCACTGACGATGTAAAGAGTCTGATTCCTGGCAAAGACAACCTGATTGATAGTTATGCCAAGCAGAACGACTCACAGATAACCCTGCCGTTCTCAGCCTATAAGGGCAAAGGCCGTGAGGATGGCCAAAGATGTAACTATTCGGCATTCTGGGAGCGGACTACCAAAAAAGTCAAAGTAGTAGCGAATCGTCGCACAGGCGATAGTTTTGTGTGGACTGGCACAAAGGAGTCCCTTAATGAAATCTTATCTCGATATGCTATGCAACTAACATCTTGGACGGATTACATTGAAACTGTAAAGCTTTCCTGTTTTATCAATGGCAAATGCGTGCATACCGGCCCCGACCCTAACAAGATTAACGACTATCCTTTCGTATTTATTGGTGGGTTTTGGTATCCCGAATACGATGATGTGTCAAAGAAACTTCAGGGGGTTGTTCGTCCCACCCGTGACCCGCAACGAGAGGTCTCCAAACGCCTATCAAAAATCCTCGATATTATTGATAGTCAAGTATCTTCCGGTCTAATGGCTGAACAAAATAGCTTGGTTGACCCTGATGACATTCATGCATCAGGCCAAGGCAAGGGGATATGGTTAAAAGAGGGGGCCTTATCAGGCAACAGGGTTGAACGAATCCAAGCCCCTGACATACCGCAGGGATTGTTCCAGCTCAACAGAGACCTTCAAACTTTCATAAATGATATTGCTGGTGTCAATGAGTCGTTGTTCGGCAATGATGAATTGAATGCCCAGATGTCAGGCTACTTGATGAAGCTTCGTCAAGGGCAGGCTCTTACAGCATTACAAGATTTGTTTGATAATCTGCGGTTCGCCAAGAAGCAATTAGGCTTTAAGCTTATAAAGTTAATTCAAGCAAATTACAAAGCTGACAAGATAGCCCGAATAATCAATGAGCAGCCAGTACCACAGTTCTATACCGAAGACCTGAATCGATACGATATTGTTCCACAAGAGGGGATTCTCACGGATACGCAGCGGCAAATGTTTTACACCGAATTAGTTCTGGCCAAAAAAGAGGGTGCTCCGATTACGTGGCGGATGATATTTGAGAACGCTCCAATTCAGATGAAAGATAAGTTGCTGCAAATGATAGGACAAGAGGAGCAACGTCAGCAACAAATGCAGCAGGAACAATTAAAAGAAAAGCAATTACTCGACCGAATGCGAATGGCAAAGATTGACGCTGATTTAGGTAGGGGTGCGGAGCGCCGGGCTAATGTCGAGGAGCATCACGCTGACGCTGCATTATCAAGGATTAAAACCGCTAAAGAAATAGAAAATATGGATTGGCAGCGATTGATGGATATTTACGACAAGATTATCGCTCTTGAAACCGCCGGCCAGAAACAGGCAATGACGAGGAGATGATAAGAATGGTAATGGACAAAAATAAGTTAGATACATTTACAATCCGCTGCAAGTGCGGAAAGGCAGAAAGCACCTATTGTTATCACACAGATTTTGAAGTAGCTGGGTTTTTACCCGCAGAGTTAATTTGCACGGGATGTAGAGAAATTATCAAGTTGAAAGACTGTATCCCACGTAGAAAGAACCAAAATGATTCATAAAGTCCAAATAGGTGAAATTATACCTTCGATGGTCGAGGAGATGGAAAAAGGCTTATTGGCTGCCATAAACAAGAATAGGTATCGCCGAGAGCCTTATTACATTCTTTTTACCGCCGACTGGTACGCCAATGGAACGCAGTTGCGGACTGTTTTCAGGCCCAGCGATAAGTGCCCACTCAGAATGCTCAATACGATATGTTGGCGGATAGATAATAAAACAGGCGAGTGTCGGGAACTGTGGGTATTGCCGAAAGACGCTCCGATTCAGCCGGTGAAATTTGACGGAGCAAGCGAATCGATAGCCGAGGCCGCCAGAGGCTTGCCGCTAATTTATCCAAGTCAGGAGCTTAACTAATTTATGAATGGAATTATAAAAAGAGTCCTTTGGCGTATACGACTGACCAAAGCATACGTAAGGGTATGGTACGACTACAGAAAAATACGTAATTACAAAATTCAGAGTTGCGACGAGATTGGTGGCGAGGGCCTTGATTGCAAAAAAGAAGATTGTAAGCATCATAGCGTGCTTGGTTGCCACGGATGTGATGACCCACAGAATCAAAGCGCCTGCAAGCTGCCACTCGTGAGATTTCTGGAATGTATCAATAATAATTATAAGCATTATGTACCATGGAGCTTAACTGATGGTACTCAAATTAGAAGAAACAAATAAACATATTAGAACCAGCGAACCCTTTAATGAACAATGTGGTTATGGCGGTTTTTGCGAGTTGACAGGAGATAAGGACATCGACCGACGGAACATAGCAGAGATGTTTGCCAGGATGTGGGATTACATACCCCCTGAATATATGAGTGGAATTGGATTGATATTTCACCCAACAGGCGCCTCGGGTACAGGAGAAATTGAATACAAAGCTACATTTGCTTGGAAATATACCTTTAAGAAATGGAAAGAAATAACTTTTAGCGGGCGATGGCGTTAAATCTGGATGTGTTCGCCGACTCCAGGCTCGCAAGAAAAAGGAGAATTATTATGGATGATCCGGAAAAAACAGAAGAAGGCCAAACTGAAAATCAGGCTGAAGGTCAGCAGGCTGAAGGTCAAATTGAGGGCCAAACCGAAGGCGAGACTCAGACCGAAGCAGAGCTGAAGACTGTACCTTACGAACGATTTCAAGAAGTGGTCGATAAGATGAAACAACTTGAGGAACAAGTAGGAATCGCTCAACAGCAGATGGCGCTTGCCAAAGCCAATCCACCTCAGGCGCAAGGTCAAGAAACGTCCGCCTCGCGGTTTGACATCTTTAAAGAAGTCGGTTTGGTAGATGATGATGATGTTCCTACTGTCAAGCAACACAAACGAATTCTTGAGCATTACGGCAAAGTTTTTGATTCCCGTTTGGCTGAGATTTCATTTCTTCAATCACATCCGGATTACACCGACCTTGTAGGGACCGTCGATGAGGTAGCATCAGGTAAGTATGCTGAGCCTCTTGCGGCGGCAATCAAACAAAATCCGGCCCTGATAAGGATGATTGCGCAGAGCCGCAATCCGCGTTTAGCAGCTTATGAAGTTGCAAAATTACAAAAATCAAACGTCAGCGATAAGCCCATTAAAACAGATGAGGCTAAAGGTGCAATTGACGAAGCCGTTGCTAACGCCAATAGAGTCAAATCCTCATCGAATACCAAGGGCGGCGAAGCTCTTTCAGAAGAAGGTCGCTACGCTACTATGGATGACGCGGATTTCCTGAAGCTCGCTCATCAACGCGGGGCCATAGTTTAGGAGTAATGTAAAATGGCTGATAATCTAAGTACTACTTCAATTATCACTGCGGCTGTAAACGCTTATTTTAATAAGCTTTTGCTTGTCCGGAATAAACCAAAACTTGTGCACGGTCTTCTCGCAGACCGTGAAACCCTTCCCGCTGGCGTGGGTAAGACGATTGTATGGCGCCGGTTCGCACAACTCGCAACTGCAACAACCGAGATTCTCGAAGGCATAACCCCACCCGGCAAGTATCTATCGAAGCAGGACATTCGTGCAACAGTTGCTCAATATATGGATTTTATCCATATCACTGATGTTCTGGAATTTACCTGCGAGAACAAAATCCTCAATGTAGGCGTTAGCGAGCTTAATGACCAGATGTTTCGCACCGAAGACGAATTGATAAGAAACGTCCTTGTGAGCACGGCGTCAAGCCTGACCGCTTCAAAGGGCAGCCCCACAACAACAGCTTTGAACGAGACCGATATTGACACCATATCGAACACATTGCAGAACAATGATTGCTCTCCAGTAACTCCGCTGATTAGGGCATCGACCGGTCAGGGCACATCGCCCGTGTTACCTTCCTATTGGGCCATTATAAATACAGCCTTGAATAAAGACCTGAAAAAGGTAACCGGCTTTATGAACACCTCCGAATATGCCAACCAGGGTACGGTGCTTGAGGCCGAACGCGGCTCTGTGAATGAGATACGCTTTCTGTCCAGTTCGGTTGCCCATAAGGAAGGTTCGGCTACGGAGGCATTCCCATCGAGCGCGGGCACATATTATTACGTCCCGATAATCGCAAGGCATGCCTATGGTGTGGTTTCTTTGGAAAAAGCCAATGCCAAGTTAATTATTCACCCACGTGGAAGTGCCGGATCAGCCGACCCCGGCGACCAGCGACAGACGGCGGCCTGGAAGTTTATGAATGCCTGCCGAATACTCAATGACAACAACATCATAGTTCTGAAAGTAACGGCAGCTTAAAAATAACGTCCCTAAGGGACACAAATTAAGGAGTTTAACTATGGGACAGACAGTAAGTGGAACTTTCATAATGGATAACGGCGTTGCGGCCAATATCGATATTGGCTTTATTCCCGATCATGTTAAGTTGATCTCCAACTTGGAAGAAGGCGATAACGAGGTCATTTTTGAATGGTGGCGGGCGCTTGCCGACCTTGGAGATAAAGGAGTCTATACCGAAGGGCGTTATGGCATATCAATCTCGTGTGCCGGTGCGGTTACGGTTCCAACAACTGCGGCAACAGGGATTGTTCCCTACGACGGCAAAAAGACGCCGCAAGTCTTAATTCCGTCTTACGACGGCGACGGACTTATGCAAACCAGCGTTTACGGCGATTATGACACTACTGCGGACTACAGTTCGGTTGGTCAGGCAAGAAGCACCAGCCAACTCGGTACGGTGGTCAGACCGACAACCCATAATGGTTATGTCTATGAATGTACGACCGCTGGCGGGACGGATGCCACAGAACCGACCTGGCCGACAACTCCGGGCGAATCGGTTGATGCCGGTAACAACGTCTGGATTTGCCGTGAGGAAAACATTGTCAGGGCAGGCGGACTCGGCTTTACCGTGGGTGAAACTATGAATATCGACAGCGACCAATGTATATTCACGGCCGAAAAGCATCTTCGTACGGGCGATATGGGTGATGCGGCCAGAACCGACCCTATAACGTGGCTTTAACTAAAAACTAAATAGTACCCAGAATCAGGAAAAGGGCTGTACAGGAGCCTGTACCTTCTGTGCGGCCCTTTTCTATTTAACGAAAGGAAGCAGTTATGGCAAAGCAAGAATTTATCCATTTTTCGGATAAGGGAAAAGTCCTTTGCGGTGCTAAGGATGCTCAGGCTGTAACGGATGAGCAAAAGGTAACATGCAAGAAGTGTAGCGATCTTCTGGCAAAGAAAGCGCAAACAGAAGGCGACCCGCTTGTTAAAGTTCGCGTCAAAAATCTGGAATTGAATGATGGTGTGGACTGGGGGTTTTGGTATGAGGGCAAGCACGTTCTCCTTGTCAATAACGAAGTCTACAGCCTGCCAAGGAGTATAGTTGAGCATCTAAAGTTACTTGCTTACCCCTACAAGCAATACAGAGTTGGCGCGGAACCTGGCCAGAGCATGGTTGTCGCTGGCAAGCAACACCGCTTCGCCATAACACCAATGTAGGAGCAAGATTATGAGTATGAAACTACCTAAATCATTTGAATTAAATACGCACAATGCGCTTGTCAGATTTTTAGTTAAGACAATTGCCAACACTAATAGTCTGGAAGCCCGCATTGAGCAACTTGAAAAAAGCGTCAATAAGGCAAAGCCAAAGGCAAAGACAAAGCCAAAGGACGCCACGAAGGAGAAAACAAATGAAGATTAAAAAATTATTGATAACAATCCTGGTAATGCTTTTAGCTACCGTATGTTTCGCTGCGTACCCGATTACCTACCGGAACGTAAACAACCCCAGATTATTGACGCGAATGTTGCAAGACAGGATAGGAACAATAGACGACCAGATAGTCACCCTGCAAGCCGCGTCAACAAGCGGGATTTACGAAAACCTCGGTACTGGCGATGTATTTTATGTTGATAGCGCAACCGGCTCCGACACCGATACCGGACTTACCTGGGCACTTGCCAAGGCGACATTAGATGCTGCGGTAGCTCTTTGTACGGACGGCAATCACGATGTCATTTACGTTGCCTCCGGCCACGCAGAAACATTGGCCGCCGATGTAACCCTTGACATTGACGATGTAACAGTCATCGGTATCGGTTCCGGTGTTGATATGCCAGAGTTCACCTTTGATACCACAACCGATGAATTTATAGTTGATGCCCAGGGCGTTACGGTTTACAACCTGCGGTTCCTTGCGGGCATTGCCGATGTTGCTACAGGGTTCGATTTGCAGGATGAGAGTGATTATTGCTCAATTATTGCCTGTGAATTTCCAGAACCAGCCACGGCAACGCACGAATTTACCACGGTAATCGCCTTAACGACAGGCGCCGACAATGTAACTATCGCTTATAACACCTTCATAAATCAGGCAGCCACGCCCGGCAACTCCTATTTCGTTGACTGTGGAGCTGCGGCGATTGATAGCCTTACGATAGTAGGCAACCATGTCAACGCCGATAGCGCCGGAGCGCTCATTTTCAGCGACAAGGCGGATACGAACCTTATCATCGCCAATAACACACTCATCCAGGAAGACCAGGATAAGCTCTGCATTGAGCTTTCTTCGACCGCCACGGGGCTTATCTCCAATAACATGCTCTGCAATCTGGGTGGCACGTCTTATCTTCTCGACCCTGGATCGTGTCATCTTGACCGCAACAGGGCGAATATCGCAATCGACTCGGCCTCATTTATTTTCCCGTTAGAGCCAGCAGAAGGCCGAACTACCGGAACTGGCTCTATATTCTACGTTGATAACGGGGCTGCGAACGCTGGCGACGGCAGAAGCTGGAATACGGCGGTTGCCAAACTTGACACCGCTATAAACCTTTGTACCGCCGATGCGGGCGATACAATTTACATCGCAGCCGGCCATACAGAGACGGACGGCGACGCCGATATTGACAGGAACAACATCACGATTATCGGGCTGGGTTCGGGTAAGAGTATTCCGTATTTTCACCACGATACGACTACGGACGTTGTTTTAGTCAATGCGGACAACATCAAAATCAAGAACTGCCGGTTTAGTGCAGGTGCGGCTACCGTTGACGAAGCTATCAACATTGAGACCGGAGCGGAAAACTGCGTAATTGAGGATTGTATCTTTGATGCAGTCACCATCAACACCCACTATTTTGACAATGCGATAGTTGTCGATGCCGCTTCGCATAATGTTACCCTCAAGAATTGCCGGTTTTATCAGGGTTCCGGTTCTGCCGTATCGGCGTTCAAGTTCCTGAACGCAGACTACACCCAGATTATAGGCAACCAGTTTTTCGGCGATTACAGTACGGCCCCTATTTACAACCTAACAACCGCTTCCATCCAGATTACCATTAAGGACAACATAATCTTTAACGGCACAACGGGCGGAGGCACCGGCTTAAATACCGAGCCTGCTATCGAGTTAAAGGACGATACGACCGGTATGATTCTCAACAACACGATTGCCTGCAATGAAACGACGCCGGATGTTTCAATAGTTGCCCCTGATTGCTTCCTGGCCGGTAACACTTACACCGAGACCGAATCAACCGGCGGCAGTGTTGCCGTCGGTCAAAGCCGCGTGCATACTTACCTGGTCGATACGCTTGGTCTGTTAGGCACTGGCGGCAAGATTGTTTATTGTGACAGCGGTGAGACTACAGGTGTTGAAGACGGTTTGACCTGGGAGACGGCAGCGGATACGCTTGAGGAAGCAATACAACTTTGCTCTGCAAGCGTCGGTGATGTTATTCTTATTGCGCCCGGCCACGCCGAGACATTAACAGCCGAGGACATCGATTTTGATATTATCGGTGTTAGCGCGATAGGGTTAGGCAACGGGTCGTTAAGGCCGACATTTACCTTCGATAATGCGAGCGCTGAAATAGCAATCGGGGTGGATAATATTAGGCTTGAGAAGCTTATATTTCTCACTTCCAAACCAACTGTTGCGATAGGTATTGATATTGAAGACAACGCCGATTACACAACGATTAAAGACTGCCTATTTGCAGAAGTCGGTGATGATACCGGCAATGACGAATTTAACGACGCGATAAAAATCGGCAACGCCTGTATAGGCACAATGATTGACGGTTGTATATTCAGGGCCGAAGCTGCCGCGGCTATGACGGCTATCAGCTCAGACGACGATACGGCGTTTACGACTATCCAAAACTGCCGGATTATGGGCGACTACAGCGTGGCTTGTATTGAATTTGCCTCCGTTGCATCGACCGACCTGTGGATTCTCGACAACATCTTAGTCAACGGCGACCTTGTCGGCGACAACGGCTTAAACGCTGTTGAGGCAATCAACATCGTGGATGCTTCGGGCGGCCTTATTGCCCGCAACTATATTGCTTCCGATGTTGCGACCGGCCTGTTGATGAGAGTAGCCGATGATATGACGTTTATGGACAACAAAGTCACCGACACTGATGGTGATGACCATACAAGCGGTGATGAAAGCGCTGCAGCCGGTATTTCAACATTTGCAGATGGTTAATAGATATCGACGGGTGGGGCTTAACAGCCCCACCTTTTTATTATGAGTGATTTTTGGCTGAAATTCTGGCTGTCGGTTGTTTTCTGGTGTTTGTTCACCGTAGCCATAATCATAAAGGCTCACAATGGCTATAACCTGGACATTGACGGAAATAGTGGCGAAGGTTCGTGCGATAACCGGAGAAAAGACAACTGAGGATATAGCACTTACCGACCTTCAAAACAAAATAAATGACTTCTATTGCAACGTCTTTCCTCTGGAAGTTTACGTAGCCGAGTTCGAGGACTGGTTCGAGCAGGCAATGGCCTCCGGTGATGGTGGTAAGTACACGGTTTCTCAAGATTACCTCAAACTGATGACCCCAATGACGACCCTTGATTCGGATGATGTACTTGCGACCGTCAAGTTCTATCAGGACAAGGACAAATTCTTTCATCTCTACCCGCAGGACCCGAACGCTGCCGAGGCCCGACCGGCAGCAGTACTGCTTTATGGCGGCAAACTCTATGCCAGTCCAAAAGCAGATGATGATTATACCTTCAAAGCCGCCTGTATTAAAAAACCTGATGCTCTCACTGCAAGCACATCTCCGGTAGATATACGCCAGGGGCCGGCAATCGCATACGGTACGGCTATTGAGATGCTAATGGAGGACGGCGACAAACAAACGGCTGATGAGTTAGTGCCCATTTATCAGTATTTCTTGGGCAAGATAAGCCAAAAAAAGATTATGCAAAAAGCAACAAACCAGCGCGCCGTACCGCGCTTTTAAGGAGAACAATATGCAAGGAGTAAAACTTTTCAACAAACAGGGCAGGATCGTCAGCCCGGGTATCATTATACCAGGCAGCGGTTGGCCTGTCAGACACCTAAACGCAGGAACCGCAGGTTGTAAGCAGCTATTAGCGTCTCCAGGCAATAATATGTCCCACTATGTAACTGGTTATATTTTGGGAGGTGGAGCCACTGGTAATGGTTTTTACATTTTGCGCAGAAATTGCCTGCTGTTTAATGCCGCCGCCGATACTCTTTCTTTGGCCGAGCACGGAACGGACTTCGATTGGGGCACTCTTGCCGCCGGTGGAGACTTTTCAGCGGAATTCTGGATTAAACTTGAGGCCACAACTGCGGCTGTGCCGAACCTGATAACACGCGGAGACGAAGCTACAGACGGTTGGAATATCGAACTTACAGCGGCTTCGCTTGTAAAGTTCACAATCCACGATGGTTCGCATACCGCCACTATCACTGGAACAACAGCAATCGATGATGGTGAATGGCATCAGATAGTCTGTGTTGTAGATAGAGATTCAGCAACGGGGATGCAGATTTATGTCGATGGTTTAGCTGATGCTACTGCCGTTGACCCGACCGCCGTAACAGCCGATATGGACGGTGGAACAACGGTAGTCTTGACTGGCGTTGACAATGAAGTGTTTTATATCTCTACGATAGGTCTTTACATCGGCACGTCCGGTCTGCTCTCGGCTGCTACTATTCTATCGAACTATAACTTGGGGATAGGTAAAAAATACTCAGGTAGCGAAACGGGTCTTGCCGTAGGCTTCAATACGGACGAAGGAATAGGCACATCCTGCCACGATGTACTGAATGATGCCAGTAATGTAGGCACTTTACAAGCGGGTATGTGGTCGCCGACCAAGCAAAATGGTGCAACGGCGGCGGTAGAAGTGCAGGGAGTTCCCTTTGAGGCCACAACGGTAGAAGAAGACATGGAACTTCTGGATGCGATGGGAAAGTTCTGGACATGTCTTGAAAGTGCGACAGGCGTAACTATACCTTCGGTAGTTCCTTTCCCGCACGCTATGAAGATAGGCCGAAATAATCCTCTGAGGATTCTGGAGACCGGTGGTACTGCCGATTTGGTTTTATTTGGATTTACCGAAAATTACTGAAATGAGAAGTAATGTCAAAAGGTTTTTTTCTCAGAGACAAATATAACAATGTTATTAACCCCGGCGAGAGACATACTGCGCAATATGAATGGGTTAATGCAGGGATTATCACGGCGGTTGTTGCCGCCGGTCAAGCCCCTATAGACGATGATAAAAGGTCTCACGCTGATATTGAGGCGCTTGATGACAGCAAGAAGGCTATTTATGCACCTGTTGATGGGACAGTTGCTTTTGAGGTCAGGTTCAGGGCGGACGGAAGCGAAGATGACGACTTGGCGATTCAAATGCTCGCAGAAGCCGGTACAGACCATTATACAAAAATTGCCGACCTGACCTGCACTCAGGGCACACAAGACGGAAATAGTACGGAGCATTTTATCGATGCTATATCTCAGGCAAATAACGACTGGCCGACTACGCCCCGAATCGTAGATGCCCAGGCCGACTATATCGCCCGATACATTTTGAATACGCACGGTTATGACAAATTCTTGTTTGTCTGCACGGACTTACAAAATGCAACGAATTTGTATGTAGATACAAGGAGAATATAATGAAGACTAAATTTTTTACACTGTTGGTCGTAATAGCAAGTCTTTTCGCACTATCATTTGCTGATGGTGAATACGATTTCGGGCCGGAGCCGCTTAACTATAGCGACTTCGATGCCGATGCTCCCCTGTACTATGACGGA